TGAGCCTGCCCTCACCGTTTTTTTCCTCGTGGTTTTATGCCTTTTGCCCACGCTTCCGAGTTCCATTTGGGGCATTCTTGCCGCCTCTTTTTATGCACCCTCAAGGCTCGCTCCTTGTAGATTTGGCGTACTCGTTCGCTCCGTTGGATGCGTAAAACTAGGCCGGTGCGTTGGCTTAACTCCGTCAGCCGTGCCGAGATGGCCGCCCTTGTGTATGGCTTTCCGGTGCTTGGGTTGATGTAACGCTTTGCGATTGAGGTCAGCGAGTCGGGGCTTCGGTTGGTGGCTAGGGCTAGCAAGGATTCGTCCAAGGTGTCGTCCCGCCGATGCCTCAACATTTGGCTGTCCCCTTCGTGCTTTATGGTCTGCTCAACCACCTCTGCCGTGAGCTTTGCCAACTGGTCGAGGTCAATGCTTGGGTTCATAGCCTGCATACGAGCTAGCCGTTCCTTGACCCGATCTTGGAGCGTGTCGATATGCTCTGCCATATCGGGAGTGTAACTAGCCAAGATTGAATCCGCTGGGTCTTGGCCTTGGTGGTTCATTGGATTTCTACAAGTGCTGTCCGTCCCACCCTTGCCAATTCTCGCTTTGCTTGTCGTTCCGTTGCGTAAAATAGGTCTACAACTGGGAGCTTGGTTTTGCCCGATGCCTTGCGTGCAATAACTGCCGTACCAGTATCGTGTGCGTGGTAGGTCTTGCCTTCGATTACCAGCTTTGTTCCGTAGGGGATAAGTCTGGGGTCTACGGCACAAGATTTGCCAGAGACTAACCGTTTTCCAGTAGAGCTTTTGTAGCCGAATTCGTCCTCGCCTAACCAATATGCCGTGATTCTGGCTCTAATGGTTTTCTTGGCTAGCGGCTTGGGTAGTTCGATCATTATGTTTGCTCCCTGCACCGAACCGAGGAGGGCGATGGCTAGGATGAGTATGGCTTTTTTCATCGTTAAGAAGTGGAGTTGCTCGCACAAGTGGCGGTAGCGTCTCGATGGGGACTCGTCTCCCTTGGTTCTTTTGCCTTCTGCGTTGTCAATCGTGGCCTTGAGCCTCTCGATCTGTGCCTCGATTGCCTTGGCCTCCATCTTATTGATTTTCTTGTTCACGCTTCAACGGCCTCCCGCCAATGGCATCGCTTGTTCCGTCTCTTTAGTTTGCCATCCCCCTCAAGAAAGCGGAGGTGATACTGGATTGCTCCGTGGGTTTTGCGTAGAACTTGAGCGATTGTGCAAGTGGGAATCTCGTTGGTGATTAGGGTGAACACGGCATCCCTCAACATATCGATGGTCGCTTGGTTTCGGTTCTCGGCATAGAGTTTCGCCATCTCCTTGCCGGGGTAGCGGTAAGATAAAATGCCCTTGGCCTTTGCCTCTGAGGATGTGAAGGGTTCGTTCATCGAATGTGCAAGCTACTTTGAGTCAGATTTGAGGCAAGGGGTAGTTTTAAGTTGTTCAACAACATCCCATTTCAAGTGCCTGCTATCGGCTGGATTGCAGAAATAAACGAATCTATGCTTTTTGCTCCGCACTACCTTTTGCATTTTTGATTTATCTCTCAAGTGTTTTGGTATGCTTCTGTGGTCTAAGTCCCCCAAAGTATAATCTGTAAATGGAATTGTTGTCCCAGTATAAATCCAGTTTGTTGCTTTATATACAATGCCAGAATGTCCCTGTTTTGTGTCTGCATATGATACCAAGATAGTAGATTTTTGCATTTGCCTAATAACCCAACCAATAAATCTGCTTTCAGAGTTTTTTGGGGCTTTGTCTAAAAAACAAAGCCTATTCAGTTCGAATACACTCGATGCCCTTTCTTTGCCAGCAACCCCATTTATAAGCGTGTGGCTTGCTGGCTTTCCTATGGTGCAGGCACCTATTATTTCCCCATTAAAATATGCCCCGAATGAAAAACTTGTTGGTGCTTGGCGGTGCAAATAATGCCATTTTATTAGAAAGTTGTTTGCGGTTATATACTTTATTGGCCTAAAAAAAAGTTGGAGCGGCGAGGTCGGAATTGCACCGCCATCCTCCCCTTGGAATAGGGGAAGCTCTACTATTGAGCTATCGCCGCCAAAACTCATAAATAATACTCGGCCACTCGCTTGCCACTGTTAGTTTGAACCGTTCGCTTCTCAATCTGATGCCCCGCCTTTTTTAAGTCGCAAATCCGACTCGCCAATCGGAAGCACTTGAACCAATCGAGTGCCTCCAAAGCCGTGAGTGTGCGTCCAGATTGCAAGTGTGCTAGGATGCGAGCGTTCTGGTCGTGGCCTTCCGTCTTGATTGGGTGCGTGGTTCGCATAAAGGGCAACTCAAACTGCTCGGCCTCTAACATTGCGATCATTTGGTTGCCCTTCCGGTTGACTTCCTAGCCGTGAAGTTCTTGCTTTTTGCGTTCACGATTGAGGAGTGATGACATCCCCAAGCGTTAGCAATCTCCTTTACCGTCAGTCCCGACTCATATTGAGCCTTCCAAATCCCCCATCGCTTCTGAACTGTGTTGTGGGAGCGATTGCCCCTTGCCCGATACTTGCCGAAGGTTGGCCGTAGCTCCCTTGGGATGTCTAGGGGGATGGTTGTACCCATAACTAGGTTTGCAAGCCCTTTGGAGGCCAACTCCGTTCGATTTTGAGCCATCTGGGCGGTCAGTGTGGATACCATTTGTTCAAATTGAGCAATTCTTTCCTCGCAAGACTTCACTCGGTGAATAGTTGCCGCTAGGACTAGCTCTTGCGGGTGAGCAATCACGGACAACCCGCCTTTTCCCACGCCTCAAGCGTCTGAAAGCCCATAATTTTGTATGTTGGCGGGGATTCACACCCCGATTTAATTGGTTTCTTCATTGGTTGATTTCCTTTCAATGGTTGTTGGTTGCTCCTACGCTGACAATTTCTCGCACACGCTCTCCAATCCTTGACCGATGCCCTGCCCCCAACCTTCCATCCGTTGCTCTGGTAGTAATCAAAAGCCGACTCTGCATCCGTAAGCCTCCACCCAATCTCATTTGCAAAGGCAATCCATTCAGCGTGCGTAGGGCGTAAGCCCTCTCTCTCTTTCTTGTTATCCTTGTTACTATAACTCTTACTATTACTATTACTCTTATTATATACGATAGATGGTTCATCTATGGACGATAGATGGCTCATAGATGGTGCATCTATGGCGCATCTATGGGTTATCCTTCGAGCATATCCAGCCGATCTTTCCTCCATCTTTGCCAGTCCGGATGCTACTCCTCCGTGATAGATTGCCCCATCTTTAATTTCATAAACCCCTGCAACCTCAAGCTCTTGAAGGAGTGGCTTGGCATCTTGCCCAACCATCCGACTGATCTGCTCTGGGCTTGGGGGGTTGCCGTTGATCGTTAGCTTCCCGCCGGCGTTGGCCTTATACATAAGGCATAATAGGTGAATCCATAGCCCCTTGGCCTCAAGGCTCACCAAGGCCAACTTCTCATTCGCCAGCCAGCGGTTAGGTTCAAAGGGAAACCAGAAAGAATCTCGCTTCACTTTTTCTTCTCTGCATCTCGCTTCTGATACTTCTTCGCTCGTTCCAGTAGCTCTTTGGTTATACGATGCGAATAGTCGAGGTGGCTGATGATGTCCTTAAAGTTTTCCACTTCTGCGTGATTCAATCTCTTAAACAAGTCTTTCAATCTTCTGCTAACCAGTCCGTGAAACTCATCTACAAGGCTCAATCTTTTAACGCTCATTTTTTAATTCTCCTCCATATATCTTTTAATAAATCCAAGAATAGGTCGGCCAGAAATAGAATGGTGAGAAAAATACTCAAGCATCCTATACCTACCACGAACAATTCCCACAAAACTTTCCCGATGGATGAAAGGAAAGTTACCATTTGGGTGCTTTCGGCCAGCTTGCCCAAAGCCGAACATCATTTTCAGAATGCCCCCAGCTTCGAGAGACAAACGAGCCATCAATGAAACGACCGACAACAACCTCACCGCCGATATCCATAAGAACTTTCTCATCGTTATATGGTTTCTCCTTTATGGTTTTCCAAACAAGCATTGACCACTTAGTTTGTGGAACTTCGACATCAACGGCTGACATCTCCAAGCCTCCTAATCGCAAGGACGACCTCGTTTAAGATTCCGGTGATGACTGCATCCTCTGTTCCGTCTGCCAGTTGTTGCACGAGGTCGGCACATCGTTCTCTTTCGAGGTCGGCGGCCTTACTTCTCACATCGTTAAGGATGTCTTGGATAAGTTCAGAATGGGATTTCATCGGGTGTTCCTTTACTTAACGCCTCGCTCTCCAAAAGAATCTCTTGGATGATTTCGTTGCGTATGATGTCGTTCTTATATGGTTGGCCGTCCTTGCCGGGTTTGAGTTCTTGTTTGCTCAACCAGTCCAAGTAGTCCAATCCCTTATCACCGAAGGCGGCGATCTGCCGAAGGGTTGAGCCCTTGTACTTACCAAACTTCAATTCCATATCCCTCGGCTCTGTGCCGTTGGTCTTATTGGGGGAATTGAGCTTGGCTGTGATATCTACCAAGTCTGCTTTGCTTATCTTTGCGGGTTCGGCCTTGGGTACTGGTTCGTATTTGTCTGTATTGATATCCTCAAAACCACCAGCAGGAATCTCCTCTGCCGGTGTTGTACTCAATTTAGAATCTATTAGCACGACGATGTGTGCGAATGCTGAACGACAAGCCCTGCTGATACTTCTCGTTTGAACCATAGCCCTCTTGGCATAGGTAGGACGGTTAGCCCACATTGGCTCGTCATCACCCAAGAACCCCTCGGCTTGAGATATGACTTGTCCGTTGTCCATCCTCTTTACCTCACCGATGCAACGATATCCATCTTCAAGACGCTCAACATCTCTTGCGCTTGCTACACATCCGTGAGCGACTGCAATGGCTTGCCAGCCTTCAACCCGAACATAATCTTTCTGGCCGATGCGTTGGCAAGTTTCCTTTACTATGGCACGACAAGCCCCCGCCACATCAGTCGCTTGTCGGATATGGTTGGAGACTCCGTTGCCATTGTGTACTGCTAGTTGGTCATTCATTTGTTGGTTCTTTCTTAGTTTATTGTTTGTGTTGTCCCTCATCGAATACGCCAAAGCCTTCGGCGTTTTCTTTCTGTGTCTTGGGTAAGTTCAAAAATCTAAAGTCATTCCGGCTGTCGAACTCTGTATCGGGGAACGCTCCAAACACTCTTACTACCCATTCATCCGTAGTTTCATTTGGTAATTTTTTCTTGGCTGGTTCTTGATGCCAGAATGTAGGCATTTCTTCACTCATTTTTTTGTCCTTTCGTTTATGGTTTTGATTATCGGGGAAAGCCACTTGATGCTGATGTCGTGGGAAGGAATACGGAAAACTAGGATGCCCATCGAGGAGGCGAGGTTGTATTTTTCCATATCGTTGAGGAATCCGGAGGGTCTGGTATGTCTGCCCCTCGTCCACACACCACCCTCCAATTCAATCGCCACGCCAGAGGTAAAATAATCAAACCTAAACCTTCTCCCCTCCGCAAACTTGTATTCCTTCTTCAACTCCCCACCCCCAAGACTCCTCCATAGAAGTTCAAACTTGGCTGGGGGGAGCTTCATTTAGTTTCTCCCCACCCAGTTCTTGCTAGGCAGGACTAGCTCTGGTTGCTTTGGTTCTTTTGGCTGGTTGCCCTCGGCTACGATCTTGTCCATCTTGTCTAGCTCGGCGGCCACGAATAAATAAAACTTCCTTCGATCATAATTCTGCTGGTCGATGTGCTTTGCAAATATCCTCACGCCTTGCAGAATCAGAAGCCCAAAGAAAACTACAAGGAAAATAATCACCAGCGTATCCGTTGCTTCTGCCAAGCGGGGGAGCAGTAAGAGGGGTTGGTGATGTAAGGATATTTGCCATCGTCCAAGGACTTCATCACGAAGCCCTCCCACACCACCTCG